GTGTTATCCAAAAACGCCTCAACAAAAAATACCCCCCCTATCAAATACTGGGGAGGCATATGTGATTTTGTTTTTGTTTTGGTTTATATGTTTGTGTTGTTTATCTTCAAGTTATTGGCTTGTTGCCTCGTCTGCTGTTGCATAGAGAATGCGCAGGGAGTAGTGGGGACTGGGGGTCTCCTGGTAGGAGGTGGTCTGCAGTTATGTCATCTCTGTTAATGAATGGTTGTTTGCATATGTGACAATGGGTAGCGGTGGCCTTGAGCCATGCCCTAGCCCTCCGGTATTGTCCTGAATTATAAAGTGTGCGACCTGCCTTACGCCCCCTCTGTCTTAGCTTTTCTTTATCTTGTTCCTGCTGTAAATGTATTGAACAATAGGATGCGCCTGTGGTTATTGTGCCACAGACTAGACAGGGTTTAGGGAATCTACTCATCATCATCCTCATATCTTGGGTCTGTTATCTGGAAGCCTAAGGCAACATCAGTATTTGACAAAGCACTAGAGTCTTTGCGTTCAGGCTTCTCAACCTGATGCTTATGACTTCTTCTCCAGGCTTTAACTATCTCTTCTTGATTGGGTAGATCAGTTTCTATCTCAGCTCCACAGGCACATACTTCACGAATCATAAGACTCTAACAAACCTTATTTGACTTCGAGCAAAGTTAGTTAGCGGTTCAATAACTGTTGTGCCGTATTCTCGATTAGCATTTAGGATTAGGCCTTGACCTAGATAGATTGCTGCATGATAGAAGTCTGTTCGCCCTGCATAAGCAAAAACAACAATGTCCCCGTATTTAGGTTGAGATACTCTTGTCCCTAAATGTGCTTGTTCATCAGCCGAATGAGGCAGAGTAATACCTGCCTGCTCATAAATCCAACGAACCATACCTGAACAATCCCAACCTGCAGGGGTTGACCCTGAGAAAACATATGGGGTTTTTTGAGTTTGTTTGACGGCCTGCCTAATAGCGTGTCGCATTTCTTGTCGCTGATTCGCTAATACGAGTTGATTCTTTACTTCAACTTGTTTCACAGCTTTACTTGTAGGGTTAGTGTGTGCTTGTGCCGGTTGATTGACTGCTAAGAGACATAAGGCGATTACTAAGAGTTTTTTCATTACGCATCCTTACCCCATCCGTTTCCTTTGAAAATGATGGTTTGCATCCCAAACTTACGAATCATGTCTGTTTGACATGTTGAGCATTTGGGGGTTTCAGGTGTTTCATTGATGGAAGCAACTATTGTTTTAGTCTCTAAACATAGAGCACAGGCATATTCATAACTAGCCATGATTACAACTTCCAGACTGTTCCTGTAAAGTCTATTTCACGCTCTAACACAAAGCAGACTAAACCTGGTTGAGAGTCCTCGCCTGCGGTTGTTCGCCACCAGTTAGAGCCATTATCTAGTGTGCTTGCTTGCACCCAGAAACGACTTGTCCCTCTAGGAGTAGAGCCTAACTCTAAGACTCTAAGATGATGAAAGTGTCCGGATACGCCTATTGTTGCAGCGTGAACAGGTTGCTTACCGAAAGCCTGTTGCCTCCACCATGTAGGCACTTGATCTGGTCTAGGTGATTGGTGTCCATGCCATAATCCTAAAATATGGAACTTGTCGCCAAACACATCGAAAGCAAGTGATTCGTCATGTGGAGCAGGTTCACGAAACTCGATAGGCAACCCAACTTCTTTAGATAACCTGGCAAGCGTTCGAGCAATATGGATACCCCAATCGTCACTCATTTTGCCTAAACGCTGTTTATTGATTCTCCATTGACAGTGATTCGACCCAACAGAGAGATAGACAACCGGTGCATGCTTACTAATCAACTTCAAAGTTTCCCAAGCTAAAGATGTCGCCAAATCAACTTGTTGCATAATACTCAGGTCATTTGATTGTAGTTGATGCATGTCTGCAGCATTATTGAAATTCTCTATAGTATCCCCAGTGTCACAAAAAATAATCTTCTCTGGCTTCTGTTCCCTAATCTTTTGTAAAAGTTTATTTTGAGTTTCTTTGACTCTCAGAATCAATGCTTCAGTTCCCCCTCGATGATCTACTTTACCGACCTGTAAATCTGACCAAAGCACAACTAACGCTTTGCCTGGAGTAACAGGTTTAGGGGTTACAGGTTTAGTTGATTTTACGAGCTTATAAAGCAAAGGCAGTGAAATTTCAGGGTTGATTCGCCTCCATCGGATTCGAACAGAAGTCATCCAAGCCGGTTCAAGTGGAAAAGGCCGTGCCACCTGCCAACGACTAATTCTAGGTTCACCCACAATCTCAATCTCTTTAGGATTGATACCTGCTTCAATTAGGAAACCTTCAATATCTAACGGCTTATCGCCTTCGACAGGAGGTAATACTGCTTCTCCACCACTTCCATCAAAACTGACTGAAGGTGAATATTCTTGAGGAACAGTAACCTTTTCGGCAGGTAAACTCAAATCTTCCAACATGAGCAAGCCTTTGTTCGATGTGTTTTGATAGTCCGATCACTAATGTCTATGCCTCTAGCACGAAGTTCACGAGACAACACAAAAGGCTGCCATTTAGGAGATTCACAGGCTTCCTTAAAAATCTGTCCATCTTTATCATTCAAACCTGCAGCAATATCTCGCACCTTACAAGCTGTTATGCGTTTTGGCGGAGTCAAATCTTCAAGCATCACGAGTCTCCAAATTCAAAGAATAATTACTGCCTGGATTAATCAAACGCTTACTCAGCCCTTCAGCAACAGGCTCAATGGCCGGATATGCTCGACTCAACTCCAATAAACTAGCCAACTCTAACCGAATCTGCTCCAACTCACTACCCCAAACCAAATTCTCATCACGAAGCAAAACAACAGCTTCAACAATCGCTTTAGATGTCATACATTTCCTTTACTTTTCCAACAAGATAGTGAATCTCACTAACCAACATTTCAACCTTCTTCTCATCCTGCCCTGATCGCTTCAACTTCTTTATCTCAGCAACAAGCAACGCTTCAACAGAAGCCAAAGCATACTGTCTCCCTGCAAGACTGCCATGAGCAAAAGCCTCAGCATACTTCCTAGATGGCTTATAACCGAACATCATGACAACACCTCACATCATCACATTCACAACCCAAACAAACAGTGCCCTTACATTTACGACAATGAAGCGCATAATCATCCAAAGGACTGACATAACTTGCCTGAGTCAAATAAGACACAAACACAGTGAAACCCAACATAGCCAACACAATAATCAGCAAAACAATAAAAATTGTGGCAATAAGTTCCAACATCAGTCAATATCCTTCACATCAGTCAACTTCTCTAAAATCAAGTCAAAGATTGTTTGCATTTGAGCATTAGTGATAACACCGGCACGCTCAAGTTCAATCAAAGCATCACTAGTCCTAGATGCTTCATCTTTACGCCCCTTCAGTTCACCCGCCCTGTAATCTTTACTAAAAACATTGATCGCCTGTTCTCTGCCACATTGACAAACCCCATCAATACATTTGTTACAGCTCATTATTTTCCTTCCTGACAAACCTGAACAAGATGTGTTCCCTGTGAATCCTGATATTCGACATTCTCACATTTAGACTGCCCAACAATCAGAAAAAGAAATCCCAACAAAGTCAAAACAATAGAAACCAAAAGCAATTTCAATTCAGCATTCATTTTTGAACCTTCCTAAAATTACCTTCAGCATCATAAAACATGTCCAAAGTTGCTTTGCCATCAATAAGTTCACAAGCACGAGTGACAGAGCAGTCAATAACATCCATAATGTCCTCTTGAGCTTGCCAATAAGGTTTCACCAATTTACGACCTTCCTCAGTGAAAGTGCTCAATCCAGATTTGCGGTAAAGATCTAAAGCAACCTTCCCTTCCTGGATAGCCAACTCAACAAGTGCTCTACGACCCTCAGTAAGTTTCTTCATAAGTTTTCCTCCAAGTCTTTAATATAAACGACTTCTGTGCCGTCAGTATTGAAAGCCACAAGCTTGTCTGTAGCAGCACAACGCCTAATAATGTTTTGATCTAATAGCAGTTCAATAATGCGTTTACGCTCAGCTTTAGCACCTTGCTCTCTAAAAGCATTATTTTGTGCTTCCTGCCAAACATAGTAGTCATGCACTTGATCACTGCTGGAATCATTAGCCATTGGTTTCTCCCTTCTTTTCAGCTGCGGACCAGCCATCCTCAAACCCGTCACCATGACCATCTGTCCATGCCAACAGTTCAAGCCTTTTAGCCTTACGCCACTTCAACACTGGACCACCACCAGCACAAATATGCAGATGGGCAGCAGTCATTTCAGTTACGGGTAGATGGTCACAGTCAATAAACGACTCGATAACTTCTTCCGAGTATTCACCACAGCAACCAGGCTCTCCACAACCCCAAACAGTGTTGTCTTGCTTTACATAGTAGAGAGTCATTTGTTCTGTCCTTTGATAAGAACTTCGTGATGGGCTTTTACAAACTTGCCTAAAGTGGCGAGCATTTTGCGGTGTTCCCTAAGTGTATAAATAACTGCAATAACTGACCCTAATTGACTAGCAGCAATAAACCATAAAATCATTTGTTCTCTCCTTTGATAAGTTCTATGATTTCGCAAAAATCACATACATCTTGTTGCTCTAGCAGTTTGATGATGCGTTCACGCTCACGCTTTTCCCCTTGCCTACGATAATATTCACGAGTTTTCTCAGCACTACACAACTCATCTAAACTCCAATTTTCAACAATAGAATCAACAAGATTCCTTGCCGGCTGACATTTAGCACACATTAATATAAAGTTCCTCTCTCTGCACAAGTAATCACTGCTTGAATCATCAAAACAATCAAGCCATAAAAAATAGAGAGTTCAATAATTTTGCTGATAATGCGTTTCATAAGGTAATGATTCCTAACGCTCTACGAATCTCATTGATAACCATCATGCGATTCATCCCAGAAACAAACATGTATTCTTTACATTCAAAATCCCATTCATGATAAAGATGCTCAAAATTGGCGTAATCCTTGCCTGTATCTAACCATGCTTTATAAGCGTTGAGTGCACGCATAAACTGATCTAACATTACGCAGCCACCTGAGCCCTCTTGATTTCTCTTATTGCAAATTCAAGTCCATTCATTCTGCCATTGACATATTTCATTTGAGCGATAATTCTGCTTGGAGCCATAACATCACTGTTACCGGCATTGATTGCAGCAATAGCTTGGTCTAAGCGGTTTTGTAGGATTCGACCTTCATTTACGCACTCAGAGATTTCTGCTTCTAAGTTTTCGATTACTGTGTTCATTTGTTTTCCTTTGTTTTGATAGCCCTTGTTGGCTACATGAAAAGACTATCGCAAAAAAGGTTGAAAAACACGCTGAAAACAAGATTATTTTTATAACGCTTTTATAACGCTAAATAGCCGTAATTGTAACAACAACTCCAGGCTCATTGACAGCCCAAGTCTTGACGGCATGCAGCTCAACAACCAAAGCATCATCAACCCAAACCCCACCCTTACTGATGCTATCCAAAAGGCTTCTACAGATTTTGTCAATATCAGGGGGAGTCTGAGGATATTGACGAGTAACAGTTCGAGGCTTTCGCATATAAAACACAGCATCCACCCTCACAGCAGAATCAAAAACCGAGTCATCAGCACTATCAATCATCGCTTGCTGAACAGCCTCAGCCACAGCCTTCCTCCAAGCCGGCAAAGCAGGACTAGACTCAACAATCAAAGGAATATTATTACCCGAAGCAGTCCTTCTAGTCCCCACATACTTCTTAGACCCCTGAGGAGCGGGGTTAAGCCCAAATACGCTAAAGCTGAAACTATTTCTTGCCATAATAATTCACACAGATCACCAGATAAGAGAAAACCCCCAACAGCCAATCAACAACTGCTAGGGGTTGAGGAGCAGAAAACGCATTCAAAATAAAAACAGTTCCAAACGCAAATCCTACAATCCAAGATTTCATCTAAAACGGCAAATCCGCAGCAACCTGAGCATTATTGATATCTAATTTAACTTTTCTGCCTGGCTTACCTGTCTTGTCTTGAAAATCCTCAATCTTATAGCTGAGACTTCCAGTAATAGTTACTTCTGCGCCTTCAGCAAGGTTATGTGCCACAGCGAACCAGCAACTCCAAGTGCGAGAATACTCTTCCCCATTCAGACCCTTAAACTTCTCAAGCAAAGATAAACCCTGATTGCTTGAACCAAACACCTTTGAAACAGTGCCTTCAACTTTAACTACAGCCATTACTTCTCCTAAATATGTTTAGCCGACAAACAAACTCTATAACCAACTACTGACAAATATGTTTAGGATTCACACAATCCTTCATCCCACAAATACGCTTGCCAGGTAAATACAAACCATGCTCATCAATAGGATTCAAATCAGCATCAACCTCACCCTGCCAAGCCTCACACCGAAACTCACCCTTCTGCACAACCCTAGCCGGCTTCACTCGACAGCTCTTACACAACAGATCACGAGCATCCTTCTTATCAGGCGACACAACCCACTTAAACCCACATCTACGACACTCAACACGATTCAAAGCCATCTAGTCCTCAACAATCCTGCTAAAACCATCCTGAGCAACAAACCTAGCTGCACCCATAGCACCATGCCTATTCTTAGCGACCCGCAAATAGAAATCACTACCATTCCCATCCTCAGGGTCACCATCACGCCTCTTCCTAGCAATCATCAAAATAACATCAGCATCCTGCTCGATACTTCCCGAATCACGCAAATCAGACAGCTGAGGCTTATGGTCACTACGCTGTTCAATATCACGATTCAACTGCACTGCAGCAACAACAGGAATATCCAACTCCAAAGCAATACGCTTCAACTGATTAGACACAGACCCAATCTTGCTTATCTTGTCACGATGAGCAACATCATCATCCATCAAACCCAAATAATCAATAAACACAGCATCAACCGGAATCACCTTAGAAGCAGCACTAATATAAGCCCTCACCCCATTAGGAGTCAAACGAGGAGCAGACACAATACCCAAATTATTAGACAACTTCCCATAAGCATCCCTAACCAAATCACGAGCCACCGAAACAGACCCATCACCATTCATCACCTCATAATCCAACTGATCATTAGCAATACTCGAAACATCCAAACTCAACGCCTGAGCCAACAACCTATGTTGCAACTGCATCTCAGGCATCTCCAAACTGAAATACAAAACATGCTTCCCAGACCGAGCCAACTCAAAAGCACCCTGCAAAGCAACAATCGTCTTACCCTGACCAGGCCGACCAGCAATCACATAAAAAGCACTATCACGCCAACCACCCAAAAGCTTATTCAACCTCCGCCAACAAGTAGGCATAAACGGAGACTTCACAGACATCTGCTCAACATACTCATCCAAATAACTAGAAGCATAAGTAATAGACATCTGAGCCTGACTACCCGAAACATTATCAACAACCTTCAAAGCATCAGCAATCAAATCAGACACAGGAACAGCAGGATCATCAGACCCCTCCTGCAAAACACGGCCAGCCAAATTCAACTCACCCTTAGCCCAAATAGCCTTCAACTGCTGAACATGATACTTCACAGCCACATCCGCCAACGGAGCATCAGCCGAACACTCAAACACAAAACCAACAGCATCCCCAGACAAACCCGAAGCAACCATCAACACATCAGGGTCAACACCATCACGCTTAAAACTAAGAATCCGATCAAACACCTGCCGACTTAAATAATGTTCAAAATAATCAGCCACCAAAGACAAATCATCCCAAACCTTAGGGAAACGAAGCACCCCACCCAAAACACTCTTCTCCAGGCTCAACCTCACATCAATCATTTATAGCCCTCGCAAACCAATCATCAACAGGCTCAAACTCCCGCCACTTCTCAAAATTCAACCACGCATCAGGCTCTAACATCTCCCTATTAGTCTGCGAAGCAGCAATCAACAGCTCATCACTAGTGCCCTTGAGGAGAGCCCTTTTCCAAGCCTTCAAAACCCTAGAATCAGAAACCTTACGATTAGGAAAATTCGCTAAAAACAACAAAAACGGGTCTTTGTTATCTTGTTTGTTAATTGTTTGTTTGATATGCGTGGCGTATGGGTATAAAACTTCGTCGAACGGCTCTTTTACATCGTCAGACATGGGTATTGTTTGGCGTATATTCACGGCCAACAACTTGTATTCATTAGTCTTTTTGAAACGCCTAGTTATCTTTATCAAACCTTTTGCTTCGAGCTCTTTAGTAGCCCTCGTCACAGTGGCAGACTGTTTCACCCCAATCTCCGCTGCAAGTTGCTCAATACTAGGAAAACATTTAGGTTGCCTGTGAGCAATCTGAATCAAAACCAAACGCTGTATAGGGGTCAAGTCTTTAGGAGCATGATCTAATACAAGTTTGACTGCATCAAAACTACGCATGAAAAATCTCCTTTACTTCTGGCAAGTCAATCCAGCAAATAGGCAAGATAGTTTCCTCATGGATACTGCAACAAACAAAGACTGTTGGGCATTCTTGACATCTGTTTTTTAGTTCTTCGCCAAGTATGCTTCGACAACATTCATAATCTTCATCTGTGAGTTTAAAAATACAATCCATGCGAATATGCCGAATACCACCAGTTTTAGGGGCTAAATAAAAATTGCTCTTCTTTTGATTACATTCTTTGCAGGCATTTAGCAGATTACTTGAATCATCGGCAAGCCAAAGCCATTCTTCAGGCCAAGCTGAGCGAGGGACAATATGATCAATGTTTCCCCCACCATGACTAATGAACTCTCCACAATAACCACAGTATTTGCCATCACGCCAATATATAGCCCTGAGCAGACCCATTGTTGATTTTTCGTATGTTCGGTCAAGCCTGTTTTTGACTTCAAACCGGTTATTAGTTGCCAGGTTAACCAAACCATATTCATAGGCGATTTGGAGTTTACGGGATGATGTTTGATTAAACCAAGAGATTAGAAATTCTCTTTTATCATCTTGAGATTTTAGAGATTTTTTCGGCAGCAGGTCAAACTTCTGCTTAGGGGTTAGAAAAAACCATTTTAAATATTCTTCAGTGTTCATTGTGGCCTTTCATCGGCCACTACTGCTAGAATAGTAAAGCCGATAGTCGCTTTATCGGTAGAGGAGTCAGTAACCAAAACTACTGGCTCCTCATTTAGTTTATACCCTTTAGGATTATTGTCCAATTGTGTTGCTAAACTTATCATTACTGACCCCTCTCATCAGTAGCCCCTGTCAAAACTTCTGTGTTGGCAGGGGTTTCCATTTCTGGAGTAATAATGTGATCTTTCTTCACACAATCCTTATTTCCACAAATCCTCACTCCAGGCATATAGGGTTTGCCTTTAGAGTCAATAGGATTCCAATTTTCATCTAGTTCGCCTCGATGTGGAGTGCAAAAAATTTCACCTAAAACAGGGTGATTGACACGCACTTCTTTACGAATAGTTTTGCGAACATCTCGACAATCTTTACATTCATCAAAGTCCGGTAGATTGCGTGATCTACGCTTAAAAAAAGCATCCATGTTGAGTTCTTGCCCACAGATACTACATTTGACTGACTCTCTCATGAAAGAGAAGATAACACAAAAAACAGGTTTGAAAGGCTATTTCGCCAAACTATTTTTTAGAACCTGAATTTTCATTGAAACATCAGACACCCGAGACAACATCAACCCCCGATAAATAGGGTCATCAGCAGCAACAACTAACTCCCACAGCTCATCAATGTGAGCCTGCAGAATACTAATTCTTGCTAGTTTCTCCAGTGAGTCCATCAGCCTTTGCCTTTATAGCGTTCAAAACAGTTTGCGGTTGCTTAGCCTGTTTCGCTTCCAAGTATAGACTCCTCAAACCATCCAAATCATTTATGTTTTCAAGCAACGCCAAATAGTTTTTCGACACAGGTTCAGGTTTAGAGGCTTTAATCATTTCTTCACGGCTAGCCTTCTTATCGCCAAAATAGCCTGCATTAGCCAAAGCACGACCAATCGCACTAGTCTCAGCATTCTCAAGTGCAGAAGTCTTATTAGCCATACCTACACCATCAACTTCAAACGCTAAACCTGTAGATTTAGCCAAACCTGACTCTTGATCTTCACGAGTAAAAAACACTAGAGCCTTTACAACCCAAGTTGAAATTGCTCGGTCATGTTGCTGGGTAATGTTCTCAGTAATGATTCTGCCGTCAGGATAATCCTTATAGAATCTCTTGATTCTTTCGGCTACTGTCTCATACTCAGCTAGGTTGAATTGTGCCATTATTCAGCCTTTCCCCAAGTGACAACCATGTTGTCCTCAATCCAAAGCCAATTAGGGATACCCTTGATAGTGATTCCAGCGTTTTCTTTATCTCCAAGTGCCTGGATACCGGTGCAGATACCTGAGATGGATGTTGCAGGAGAATCACCATTGCGGATGACGATTGCAACTTTATCTCCGATTGCTAGACCTTTGATGTCATGTATTGTTTTACTCATTTGTTCTCCTTGATTGTTAGGAATGGTTTACCTGCTCCACGCTGAGACAAGACACAAACAACAGTGCCCTCGACAACACCATAT